AAAAACTACCCGTCCTTTGAAAGAAATTCATATATTTTGAAATTTATTTTAAACAAATATACTTTATTTTAATATTTTTCAATAGTTTTGTTGTGATTATGAATGAAAAAAACTTATTAGATATTGAAAATCAAGTCAAAAAACTGCCCGATAGCGTTAAAAAGTTGAAACTTCTAAAAGAAATCGAGGAAAAGAAAAAGAAATTTATAAGCAAATGATGCAAGATTTTAAAACAAAAGAGGAATTGTTTGCTTATCTCAAGTCGAACAAAGCGGATCTTATCCAATTAAAAAAGGGCGCAATAAAATATGCTGACGGAGTTCCATTGTCTAGTCTTAAATTAGATGCTGTAAAATTCGACGTTCCTAGCGGTAAAATTGCTGCGGTAATTAATACCACCAACTTAATGGATAGTCATTCAGATGTTCATATTAATGGCATTTGGAATAAGTCGATAATAGACCAAGCTGGTAAAGTGTATTACATTATCAACCATGAATTAGAGTTGGGTAAAGTAATCGCTTATCCAAAAGACGTTGAAATGAAGCTGATCGAAACGACTTGGAAGGACTTAGGTGCGAATTACGAGGGCAATACACAAGCACTAGTTTTCTTTGTTGAAGAATCAGCGGTTAAATTGCAGATAGCTAAGGAAGCCATTGAAAATAAAGAACCTGTGCAGCATAGCATTCGAATGGCGTATGTTGATTACAAGTTAGCAATGGATTCAAATGATGAAGATCACAATGAAGAAAAAGCGGTTTGGGATCAATACCTCGGAGTTATTGCTAACCAACAACAAGCGATTAAACAGGGTTACTTTTGGGCAGTAACCGAAGCAAAAATTTATAAAGAGGGTAGTATGGTATTGGCTGGATCGAATGAAATTACACCAATCGTCTACCCTAAAAGTATTGAGCCGCCATTGAGCACTCATAAAATAGAGCCGCCATTGAGCACTCAAATAAATAGCCATAAAGGGCGTACATTATTTTATTAATCACTAATACAAAAAAAATGAAATTAAAAACATTATCATTGTTTCTTGTCGCAAAATCACTGACTCAAGAACAATTTGACGGCATGCCAGATGTAGAGCAGGCGAAACTTTTAGACGAATTGAACGCTGAAAACGCTGAATTAATTCGTAAAGAAATTGAAAAAGGTAGCGAATCAGCTGTTAAAGAAATGAAAGCTGAATTGTCTCAGATGTACAATGAGCAATTCGAGATCATGAATAAAGCTCTCCGAGAAGTTGGGTTAGCTGTAAAAGCTCAAGGGGAAAAACCTGCTTCTGCAGCTACTGAAAAAGCAGTTGAATTCAAAGCGTTCAAAGATCAAATCAAGAAAATTGCTAAGGGTGAAAAATCATCAATAACTCTAAAAGCAATTACAAATGTTGCTTCGATTGCTACGAATACAGCAGGTTTTGACATTCCAAACGTTGGTCAATTAGCAACAGCAGAAAGAAATGCGTATGCTATTTTTCCAAAACAATCAATCTCTGGTAGTAATATCAGAAAGACAATTAACTATTGGGATTGGGATGAGGCCAGTACTGTTCGTGCGGCTGAAATGATCGCTGAAGGTGGAACTTTTCCCCAATCGACTGCGAAATGGAAACAATACTCTTTACCTGTTCAAAAAGTAGGTGATACATTGGCAATTACCGAAGAGTTCTTTGAAGACGAGCAAATGTTCTATGGTGAGCTAGGTATGTTTATCCGTACAAATGTTGATATTGTAATCAATGGACAAGTCGTTAACGGGGATGGAACGGGTAACAACTTAACAGGGTTAATCGCTTCAACTCCTGCGTATGTTCCTGCGGCTGCTGGTATTGCTGATGCTTCAATATACGATTTAATCGTAAAGTTAAAAGAATCCATTTCAACAACGGGCGGAGCAACGTACCGCGTTAACTTTGCCTTGATGAATATTTCAGACATCAACAAAATGAAGTTGAAAAAAGATGGCAATAATAACTATATTATCCCTCCATTTGTTGATCGTTCAGGCAATGTAGTTGATGGTGTCACTGTAATTGAAGATAATCAAGTAGTTGCCAACACTATGTTTATTGGTGATTCAAGGTTCGCGCGTATCTATGAAAGATCAGGATTAGAGATTTCTGAAGGGTATGTCGGTGATCAATTTGTTGAGGATGCAATGACTATTAAAATTCGTAAACGTTTAGCTTTTCTAATTAGAACGGTTGACAAAACAGGTTTTAAAAAAGTTACAAGTATTTCGGCTGCCCTTACTACATTAGCTACTTAATAACTGAATGATGAAAGAGGTTAAATTCACAAAAGACTTTGCTAACAAAAAAAAGGGAGACACTTTTAAGTGTGATTCCATGTTAGCAAGTCAGCTTGTCAATAATGATAAGGTTGCCGAATACTCTGACAAAGTAAAAGTAAAAGCAACTAAGTAGAAACTAAGTACTACAATTACCTCGCACTTAATAGGTGCGGGGTTTTTGTGGTAAAAACAAGACGATAATGCCTAACATAGTAGAATTAATAGACTTTACAGGGGAATATCAAATAGCATATGGTACTTTTACAGAAGCTAAATTTGATGTTATCCGTGATCCCTCCGAAAAATCAGCTGTATATCAACTGCTTGGTGCTACATTAGGGGCGCTCTTTCTTGCTGATTTAGATGCTAACGGCGTACCCGTTTCCGCTAGGTTCACAGCCCTATACAATGCGTTCGCTTATGATGATGGATGTAAGATAGTTGAAAGCAAGGGGATGAAGGATTACGTTAAAGGAATTGTTTGGATTGACTACGTTAAACAAAATCCCATCAACGTTGGAACAGCTGGAAACACTTTAGCGAAATCGGAGAATGCAGATAATGCCAATGATATTATTTGGCAAATCAGAGTTTATAACAATTCTATCAGTCAAGGGCGTGCAATTCAGATGTATATTGTCGATAACTCAAGTAATTACACTGAGTTTAACGGGCAGCAATTAAAATATATGTCTTATGTCTAGGAGGAAGCCCGATATTATTTCAATTGTTGGCAACTTAGTTGCGCAAATGACACCCGTAGTACTGTTTACTTCCCCGACGGTTGTGCCGGACGGTTGGAAATTAACCACTTGCAATACATACTGGCTGCGGCAAGGGTCACGAATTACGATTGACGGCTTGAATTATAAGGTGGTAGATTTTTCGCTAAACTCATGGCTAACCGTATCGGGCGCATCAATTCCAACCGGCACAGAGTTTAGTATAATTGCACCAGAATATTGGCACGGAACTCATAGAAAAGTATCTGGAGAAAGGGATAAAACGTCTAACGTGTCAAAAGTTTTCGTTTACTTGCCCATCCCCTCAGTTAGTGGCGACGACGATCAATTATCTCCATACGCCTACACCGCAGATATTAAGCCAATTTTCTTGATGGATTACGATCCGCAAAAGGACACGAGCCTATTGCAACAGGACTTAATGATTAAGCCTTTGTTAAGTATGTCTGATGTTTTTAGGTCTTTGATTGATGATCAACCTAACTTATTTGAAACTTTGGATTCATATGACGAAATTCAAATACCAAATTTTGGGGATGAATCTGTATGGGGAAAAGATTCGTTAATTTTTAATGAAAAAATATCTGGTATCCAATTGCTTTTAACTTTGCAAGGCTACGAAGATAGTAATTGTAACACTTGCGACAACCCAATTTTATTATGCTCAAGCGCAACTTATAAAAACTCAGACGATACATTTATTCAGGAAATAGCAAGCGGTCAATCATTCATATCTGCAGATATAACCAATCAAATAAACGGCGTAGATCAAGCGCCAATCCCTTCTAATGTACCGTTCAATTATTCATTTGAATGTCCAATTATTCCGTGCGCAGCCGCATCCTACGAAGTAGAATATGAAAATGGCACACCAATATCAAGCGGAACAATACCGAGTGGTGGTAGTGCTATTATAACCGTGCCTAATGTTATCGTATGCCCTAATGAATTGATTTACCAAGAAGCTAGATATACGGGGCAAGTAGTTAGCTATGGTGATGGCGATCCAACTTGGAGAAAAGACAATAATAAATTACTTGCATTGGTTCAGCCGAGTAATGGGATATGCCAACGATTACAGAGCGGAAGCAATTACCTATTATTTTATGACAACGTTTTCGGGAACAAATACATGATAACAGGCTTAACAGGCGGTTATTACAACCCTTTAGACGGCAATTATTACAACGTTACAAATACAATAGTAACAAGGGGTGACGTATTCCCAACCGAAATAGGAGTGGATCATTTGTACAATAGACTAGTACAAACTTTGCAAGATGGTACGCAGAAGGCTTGGCTAACTTGGTTATCTGATGGGTTAACTTTAACCATATCAGGATTTGCCGAATGGTATTTGCCAACTATAAATGAGGGCTTGTCTTATGCAGATTGGTCAAACACTTTACCATTCCAAAATTCAGTACCGTTTTCTTGGAATACAGCAGCCAAATTGCTAGGAGATACTTATTTAGGTTCAGGCGATAATCAATGTTACTCAATGGAGAGTTATGGTCATATAAGGTCTATAATCAAGACAAATGCTAATAAAGCAATCTACATTAAGCCTGTTGACATAAATTCAATTTTTGGATAAATAAAAAAAACTATGAAAACTTATGGACGCTAATGAATTTATACTGAATTTAATAAATATCTCACCCGCCTTCGGTGTTCTTTTTTGGATGGTGATGTATTTTAAGGCACAATTAAAAGAGAAAGATGCGATAATTAAGGAGCTTAACAACGAGAATCGGTTAGCCTTAAAAGATGCCTACGCTTACATGAATGAGATCAATATAACGCTTAAAGAATTTTTGAAATGAGTCCACAACAAAGAAAAAAGAAGTCCGCAATACTAACAAATAAATTAGTATTGGAAGCTATGCGTACCATTATGGACGAGAATAGCCAGATGCTGAAAGAATTGCTTAACCAAGGTAAGTTTATATGTGTTGGGGATGGTCAAACTAATCAAATACGGAGTAACGTGTAAAGAAAATCCAAAAAACTATGTTTGACCAATTAACACTAGACCGAATCGAAACGGCACACCCACGAATTAGGGTGGAATTAGAGAACTATTACCTAGAAATTAATAGGAGACTTCCTAAAGGTGTTCGGTTGCGCTTCTCATGGGTTTATAGAAGTTATAAAGAACAGGATCTACTACACGCTAAACGTCCTAAAGTAACCAATGCAAAGGGTGGCCAATCAATACATAACTACGGGCTTGCATTTGATATAGTGATATTATTCGATAAGGATGGAAACGGAACTTTTGAAACGGCTAGTTGGAAGCAAGATAAATACTTTGCTGAAGTAGTGGCTTATTTCAAATCTAAGGGCTACACGTGGGGCGGCGATTGGTCGTCGTTCAAAGACAATCCGCACTTTCAAAAAGACTTTGGATATACGTGGCGAACTTTAATTGCCACACCCAAGAAGTTGGATGATAACGGTATTGAGTATCCTATTTTATAGCTAATTCCCCCGAATTATAGGGTTTTAAAATTAAATAATAATCATTGGCTAACGGTTTTGGAGCGAGGTTGCAAACTCAAACCATTAACTACTTCGAATGTAGGCACAATGTTAAATAGAAAACACCCGTACATTGATTTGTGCGGGTGTTTACCATATTCCTAACGTCAGGAAAAAGGTGATTTCGGTCTTTGGTTTTTGTATCGCCATAATTACGGATATTAAGACGTACCAGACACACAACACTTATTAAAATTCAGCTAAATCCGTAATTTTACTGAGGTGTTAGCATTAATACTACGTCCATTGGTTTGCCATAGCCTTTGCAATTCCTTCAAATGTTTTACTACTTTCTTTTGCGTTTTTACTTATTCCTCTACTAAAACTTTG